TCCGCCGCCTTCTTTTTTTCTACAAATGTTTACCCAAGGACCTTTGGGTTGTTTGGACCCTTTTGGTTTTTTCTTTGTACCAAACCATACCGCTAAATCTTCTTTTATCATAATTGGTTCGTAATCTGATTTAGGTAGATTGGCAATTTTTTTAATATAGTCAGGTGTACCAGGTTGTTTAACGGCACTTGGGTCGTATCCATTAATTGGATTACCTCCAGCATCATTTTGTGTGAAATTTTTCTTGGCAATTTTTGCCTTTTTAAGGGCAATTCTTTCGTTCTTAGAAATTTGTTTCTTCTTTGTTTGCATCTGACCGTCGTATGAATCATAGGCATTGGCGTTCGACACATATTCTGAAGCAGGAATATCAAAAGGGGCAACAGTATGTTTATCCCAAATGTGTGGAGCTAAATTCAAAGGTACTTTGAAACTACCAGCATTAACCGCTCCTGTGGATTCCTTTAAAATTTTCTTTTCCATAGTATATTAACATAAATAGTTTGAAATAAAAAAATGGAAGAATTTAATTCAATAGGTGTTTTGTTTGATAAAATCCAATATACAGGACCCGAGGATTTTGAAAAGTTAGTTTTAGATTTATCAGAACCTCAAGCATTTTATGTTTTACAGGTTGCTTTAGAGAAATCTTACCACTCCGGTATATTTACATTACAAGAGGCAGAAATATTGTCCAAATCTTTAAGAATGTTAAATAAACCATCCATAGAAAAAGAAATTTAAAATAAGTCCGTTAAGGACTTTTTTTTTGCTTAGTTATGACTGAAAAAGATATTATCAAAAAAATTGTAGAGGGAGAACTCAAATTAACCATGGCAGTTAGAAATGGTCATAAACCATACATTGGTGACAAATATCAACCCTTAAGAACTGAAGTAGAAATTTTCAGGTGTTTGTATTTTGGTTACAATTCTAAATTTTGTAAACACGGGAAATAAAAAAAGGGGACCGAGGTCCCCTTTAGTTTGTATATTGAGATAGATTATCTCAATTCTCTCAAGTCGAATGTTCTTACACCATCAACTGTGATACGTCCGTAGAAACGGTTGTTCACCACCTTCTTAGCGTATCTGGTCATGATACCCTTGATTGGTGTAAAGTTGAATGGGTTGTACATTGTAGGAGTGAGTTGTAGAGGTACATACGGTGCGTAGATGTAACCTGTGTCAAGTAACGAAGTACCCTTGTGACCCAACAATACTTGGTTTGCTGGGAAGTATGGGTCACGGTAAACTTGATATCTACCTGCCAATGTTCCTACTCTCTCAATACCCATGTTGTATTGGTCTTGCTCAGGAGCTGCGTTTGATACGTGGAAGTACTCCAAGTCGTCAAAGATAGCCGATACCTCAGAAGATACAACAATCCAGTTAGCTCCACCTCTCAAAGTAGATTTGTGGATTTGTGCTGAGATTTGGTTGATTGCTGTGATAAGGGTTTGGTTCCAGTCCTTCTGAGTGTAAGGGTTTGAACCATTTCCATTTCCAAGTCTCTTCCAACCGTTGTAATCCCATCTCAAGTTCCAAGCCGCAGCTTTTCTCAAGTCTCTCAAGATTTCACGGTCAATTTCAGCAGCTACTTGTTCAGACAATAACGCTGTCAATTCAGCCTCAGCGTCAATGTTGTGGAACGCAGCTACGTCTTGAGCCATTTCAGGTGACCATTGTGCTCTCAACTTTCTTTCAGTAACAGAAACTGTTACAGACTCAAGGTCGAAAGAAACTTCACCTAATCTGTCTTCGAATTCCAAGTTCTTGTAAATTCTGTAAGTAGTGATGAATGAAGTGTTCACAAGTGAGTTCGAAGAGAACGATGAACCTGTGTAACCATCCATAGAAGGACCACATGTAACACAAACTGGTGTCTGAAGGTCAACTTCCAAGTAGATTTTACCGTAAGCATCACAGACGTTATAGTAAGTTCCACCATCAGTCTTAGAGTTGGGGAACCCTAATGTTACATCTTGACCGTATTGAACGATACCATCACCATATCTTTGAGTAACAACTCTAAAGAGATAGTTGTTCTGAGTGTTTGCTGACGTGTAAACGTTTCCAAGTACTCCTCTGATTTCCAAACCTGCAAGGAAAGTTTCAGTGTCCATTGGGTTACCATCAGGACCAATCAATTGACCAGCACCTGCGTTTGCAAAACCTGACATAACAAGAAGAACTTTTCTATAGTTATCAAGTCCATACGCTGTTAGAATCAATTGGTCACCAGCCCAAGCTACTGTAGAACAGTCACCTGTGATTGCCGAGAACTGACCTCTTGAGTAGTCGTAAAGACCTGGTGGGTCAAGAGCTGGTTCGTTACCTTCGTAGAATCTATCGTAAAGGTCTTTAGTGTTTTGGTAGTCATAACCGCTGTTAGGTGTTTGGTCTGCAGCTGCGTTAGGAGAACCGTAAGGTGCCCAGTGTTGATTCTGTGCATTCTCGTATGATTGAATGTTAGGTACGAAGTAGAACAACTTACCGATAGGTAGGTTCATAGCTTGTACTGATACGATATCGTTAGCCAAAAGTTTAGAGAAAACTCTTCTAACGATTGGGAAAACTACAGTTTCGAAAGAACCTGAGTCAGCCGTTGAAGATGCTTCATTGATTAAGTGTGAAGCTTGGTTTTCATACAACTGAGCTACGTTCTCCTTAAGGTGACCCTTAAGTCCATCGAGAAAACCTAATTTTTCCCATTTGTTGATTGTGTCTTCTTTGATAACTTTAAGGTGCTTAAGACCGATGTTACCAACAAGACCTGATTCAAGTAATGCTCCCATTTTTTTAATTTTTTTTAAGGAATTTTATTTTTTTAAATTTTTGACATCAAATCCTTAATTCTCATGAACTGAGGATTTTCGTATGTCTTAGATTCAATCAATGAAGCTGAGGAACCTGAAGTCATTTGATTGTTGAGTTTTCTTTCAACGTTCTCATTGACACTCTGTGTTGTGGTTTTACCCAATTCTTCTTTGATTGTCTTATAGAGAGATTTTGATTCTTTAAGATTTTCTACAGAATCAAATCTTCTTAAGATATTGATTTTTTCTTTTTTGGTAGTCGAATGTTCAGTGAACAAACGGGTCGCGTATGCCAAGTTTGAGTTAAATACAGCAACTTCATTAAGTTTCTCTCTGAAAATGTTGAGTGCTTGTCTGTACTCCTCATTTTTCTCTCTGAGAACTTTTAATTCAATTTCTACAGATTCAACCTTCACACCATTATTACCATATACGTAATTACGGTTGTTAGTGATTCCTTTTCTCAAACCTCTACCCTCTTTAGAGCCCATTCCATAAGTTCTAGCAGCCTCTTTCGTTTCTTCTTTTTCGTAATCTTTGTAATGTCCTTTCTTTTCGCCAGATTTCTTTTCAACACCGTCTACTTTCTTACGTCTGTATTCGTGTTTCTTAGAACCATAGTCCTCTTCCATTTCACCTTCTGTTTCACCTTCTTTAAATTCGAATTTAGCTTTGCCAGTTCCCATAGTTTTGGGACCCTCTTTTTTATCTTCATCGAAGCCCTTTTTAGGTAATGACTTATCATACTTAAATTTGGGACTTCCTATACCAACGCCTTTTGGTTTTACAGTCATCTTAGCTTCTTCGAGATTGTATTCTTCAGAACCTTCTTCCATTTCAGAGTCATACATTTCTTCGTCCATTTCCATAGACCCTTCCATTTCCTCTTCATCCATTTCCATAGATTCTTCCATCTCGTCGTCTTCTGACATTTCGATTTCATAGACTACTTCATCGTCCATTTCTTCTTCCATTTCTTTAGAGTTAGAATTATACAAAGCAGATAATACAGCTTCCAAGTCAGGGTCAGCCTCATCAAGTTCTTCGAACTCCATGTCACCTTCTTCTAACTCTTCGTCCATTTCTTCCGATTCGTTCATTTTAACGATGTATTCCACATCTTCATTATTGTCCTTAATATGAACTTCGTCGTCATCTTTAGAAACAATAATTCCGTCTTCTTCACCCATAGCTTTGAAAATTTTCAAAATTTCCTCGTCTGATGCGTCTCTTAAATCGATAGTATCATCTGAAAAATCCATTTCGAGTTCGTCTTCCGACTCGTCGTCATCCTCAGAATTACCCATGTCAAAATCAACTTCATCTTCATCACCCATAGTATCCATAGGTAATTCCAATTTGGTATCGACTTCAATCTCATCTTCGACATCTTGTTCGGTAAGAGATTCTTTTACTAACTGACTGATTTCTTCCTTCATTGTAGAAGCAAGTATTCCTTTTGCGTTTTCGGCTATAACATCTTCAACGTTTTTCATTTGAATCAGAGCCTCTTCAACTAAATTTTTAGTTTCTTGCATAAAAAAATGTTATTATTTACCTTATAAATAGTGTA